CTGATAGAGAAACATTAACAGAAAGTATTGTGAAAACTAGAAAAGCAAAAGGTTTGAATGTTCCTAAAAAATATCAAGAAGAATTAAAATCAGCAGAAGTAGTAGAAACACCTGAAACACTACCAAAGGCAGGAGAAGGAAGATTTACAAAACAACAGGTATTAGAAAAAATTATACAAAGTACAATTCAGGCAAACCCAACAGATGAGTATGTAAAAACAACATTTCCAAATTTTATAAAAGAAATAAAAGCAAATCCAGAACTTGCTAATAATGAAAATGTTTGGAAAACATTTACTCAAGATTTCCCTGAAAATAAAAGACTTGTAGTTTATGGAGATGACACTGTAGATTTTTTTACAAAGGGAGAAAATTTACCTGAAGGAATGAAACAAACAGTAGATTTAATTAATACTTATGGAATCAGTATGGAGGAAGCTAGAAGAATAAAACAAATGGAACCTACAGATCAAGTTATGGAAATTAAAAAATTACAAGTTTTAAAAAGTAGAAATCAAAATGCCGAAGGTGGATTAAATTACTTAATGGGATTTTAAATGGGCATCGGTTCATATAAAGAAGCAGAAAGATATCGTATGCGTACGAATAAAAATTTAACAAGAACTTTTTATTTAGATACAAGAAGAACTTTAGATCAAGAACCTTTTGCTTTGGAGCAAGTACAAAATGTCCCAGAAACAGATTATAATACAGAAGTAGATCCTGGAATGGTTGTACCCCCACAAGATGTACTTCCTAAAAATCCAATACCTAATATGCCATCAGCCCCAGGAATTCCTAATCCACAATTTAGACAACTTGAACTTGCTAATGGTGGTAGAGTTGAACTTGCTTCAGGAGGTATTACTGGTGATAAAGAAAAATTAATTAAATTAATAGAAGATTCAAACAAAGGATTTAAAGCAGAGTCATTTAAAGATTTAGCTGCTAAAGCAGGATACGCACCTTATAGAAGAGAAGCATCTATTTCTTTACCAGTAAAATTAGATACTTCAAAAGATAAAGTAACAAAAGCATTTGAATATCTTTCATCAGATTTAAATAAACCTGTAGAAGAATTTATGGATTTACCTAAAAAAATTTCTGATTTAACTGGAGTCAAAGGAACTTATATAAGTACATTATTACAAGATAATGAAAATTTTAAAGAATTAAAACCTGCTTTGACTTATTTAGCATCTCCAGCATCAAGAGCAAAAATAATGGGTACAGGTAGATTATTTTCTGACATAGTAAATAGATACGAACAAGCTCCAGGAAAACAATTAGCTATTGGATATTTAAGCCCTGAAAGAAAAATTATGGAATATGCAAGACGTCATGTCTTATCCGGCGGTAATAAAATAAAATTTACAAAACCTATAAATGAATATGGATTTGGGGATGCAGAATTTATTTATAAAGGAAAAACATATGATGTTGATAAATTAAGATATGAAGGAAGAAAAGATAAAAATTTTAAAGAACTTTATAAAGCATATGATGAAAGAGAAAAATTATTAAATAAAGAAGTTATTCATCCTATTACAAAAGAAAAAGTTTTATTTAATGAATTAATGCAAGAAGCTTATGAAAAAGGAGCTGGTTATAAAAAAACAGATATTTATGATATTGATCATATTAAAGGAATAGCAAAAGAACCTTTTACTAATTTAAGAATATTAACTGCAAGAACAAATCAAGGAGCAGGTGCATTAAAAAGTTTAGAAAAACAAGCTGAAAAAGGTGTATTAAAAAATACAGCGCAATATTATTCCCCTGAAAATGTTTCTAAACAATTAAATAAAATTGGGTATAACTATACAAAAGACATAGACAAATTAGCAGAAGATGAAACTAAATTAGCTGAAGATATTTTATTAAAAGAAAGAAAATTAAGAACACCACAAGCTATTGCAAAAGAAAAAATATCAATAACTAATTTAACTGATTATCTTAATAATAACCCAGAAGAAGTTAAAGCTTTCAGAGCCGCAGGAGTAGTTTGTAGAAGAAGTGTTGGTGGAAAAGTTGACACAGAATGTTTAGCTGAAAACATTATTAAAGAAACTGAAAAATTAGAGACTGGAACAGATTTACAAAAAGCATCCGCTCTTAATAAATTTAAAAACGCTACTAAACTTGGAGCAGGATTAGCAGAAGAAGTTATTGGTTTTGGAAAAGGAGTTGCAGGTAGAACTTTAGGTCCATTAGTAGCTCTTAATTCAGCATTGGAACAATTCACATCTGGAAACTATAGAGAGGGAGTTAGAAAAATAGCTGACATTGCAGATTTGACAACATTGGTTGGTGATCCTTTAGGTTTTGAAAAAATGAGAACAGAAGGAACTATACAAGATGTGAGAGGAAAAATAGGAAAAGAAAACCAAGCATCTTTAGATAGAATTTTAGAATTTAAAGATAAATATTACCAACTACAAGATATTAATACAAAATTAGAAAGAGCACAATCTTCTGCGGAAGGTCAATATGATCCAGAATCCCCTGGTGTAGATTTAAATTATTTAAATGAATTAAAAAAACAACAAACTGATTTAAATAAAATTATAAATAGTCCAAAATATCAAAATATAAGAACAGATTATTTAAATGTAGGAAACGCTGTTAAGAATGAAATTTTTGGAAGAAATATTAACGCACCAGAACAAAATAAATATACATTTGAAACAGCAGCACAAGAACAATTAAAATCTATTCTTGGATATGATTTTTATGATGAATTATCAGATGAAAATAAAATAATTTTTAAAAATTTAACTGCTAGTGAAAAAATAAAAGATCAACCTGTTCCTTTTGAAACTCCTATTCAATCTCCTGATGATAGTATGAGAGAAGGATTTGCAGAAGGTGGAGGACCAAAGATGGGAAGAAGAGGATTTTTAGGATTATTAACTGGAATAGCGGCTGCACCTGAAATAATGAAAAGTATAAAAGGAACTAAGGCAGCAAAAGTAGCATCTAAAATAAAATTAGAAAAAGCAGAAGGAATGTACCCTTGGTTTCCAGATCTTATTGAAAAAATAAAAACAAAAGGAAAACCATTTGAAGAAAAAGAAATAATAATGGAAGCATCATATAAACATGAACCAAAAGGATATGGAGGACTTCCAAAAAGTGTAGAAACAGTAACGCGTCATGTAGATGGAGACACAGAATTTCTTTTAAGAGAATATCCAGATGGAAGAATAGCGGTTGATATACATTCTCCAAGAAATCAAGAAGGATCAAGCACACCAGTAACTCTTTACTATAGACCTACAATGGAACTTAAATATTATTCTGGTGCAAAAGTAGAACCCGCTGAATTTAAAGTTCTTGAAAAAGAACCTAGATATTTTGCAAATGGACCAGATGATGTAGATGTTGAAATGAGTGAAATGAGAAAAATACCCGGAAAAAATACTATATATGGAGATGTAGAAGCTGCTGAAAGATTTGCAACAGGTAAAATTCAAAATAGAAAAATTATACCTGCTAAACAAGCTAGAAGAGAACAAATGGAAGATGCACCTACAGACTTTATTGAAGAAACATCAAACTACGGACCTGTATATGATTAAACCTAAAAGATTAACCTTAACAGTACCTCCTAAAAGAGGACCAAACCCACAAGGCTTGAATATTGATTATAATACTGTTAGAACAATAAAATCGGAGAAAACAATAAATGGCAGAAATAGACAAGGGTCTAATCCCAAACATAGGTAGTTCTTTAACTCCAGAACAGGAGATAGAACAAGTCGTATCTGAAACAGAAACAGTTTCATCTAGTCCTACAGAAGTTACAGAAAACGAAGATGGTAGTGTTGATATAAATTTTGATCCAAAAGCAAAAATGGATGAAGCATCATTAGACCATGGAGCTAACCTTGCAGAATTTATAGATGAGAATGATCTTAATTTACTTGGAACAGAACTTGGTCAAAACTATGAAGATTATAAAAGTTCAAGAAAAGATTGGGAACAAGCATATACACAAGGATTAGATTTATTAGGATTTAAATACGAACAAAGAACAGAACCATTTCAAGGAGCTTCAGGTGCAACACATCCGGTACTTGCAGAAGCAGTTACACAATTTCAAGCACTAGCTTATAAAGAATTATTACCAGCTGAAGGACCAGTTAGAACTCAAGTTATTGGAGCATCTACTCCAGATACAGAGCAACAAGCTGAAAGAGTTAAAGAATTTATGAACTATCAAATTATGGATGTCATGAAAGAATATGAACCAGAGTTTGATCAAATGTTATTTTATTTACCATTATCAGGATCTACATTTAAAAAAGTTTATTATGATGAGACATTAGGAAGAGCCGTTTCTCAATTTATTCCAGCGGAAGATTTAGTTGTTCCTTATTCAGCAACTTCATTAGAAGATGCTGAAGCAATTGTACATGTATTAAGAATATCGGCAAATGATTTAAGAAAACAACAAGTAAATGGTTTTTATAGAGACATAGAATTACTACCAGCAGATGATGGCACAGATACAAATGATATTAAAGATAAAGAAAAGCAATTAGAAGGAATTACAAAAAGTGAATATAGTGATGAAGTTTTTACATTATTAGAATGTCATGTTAATTTAGATTTAGAAGGTTTTGAAGATAAAGATCAAGATGGTGAGCCCACAGGTATTAAACTTCCTTACATTGTAACTCTTGAAGAAGGATCTAAAGAAGTTTTATCCGTTAAAAGAAATTGGGATGCTCAAGATGCTAAAAAAGAAAAGAAACAATATTTTGTTCACTTTAAATTTTTACCAGGATTCGGTTTCTATGGATTTGGTTTAATTCAAATGATTGGTGGTTTATCTAGAACTGCTACATCAGCATTAAGACAGTTATTAGATGCAGGAACATTATCTAATTTACCAGCGGGATTTAAACAAAGAGGAATTAGAATTAGAGATGATGCTCAATCTATTCAACCAGGTGAATGGAGAGATGTAGATGCTCCAAGTGGTAATTTAAGAGATTCTTTTATGACACTACCTTATAAAGAACCTTCTCAAACTTTACTTGCTCTTATGGGTGTCGTAGTTCAAGCAGGTCAACGTTTTGCTTCTACTACAGATTTAGCTGTTGGGGATGGAAATCAACAAGCAGCAGTAGGAACAACCGTAGCCTTATTAGAAAGAGGAAGTAGAACAATGTCAGCAATTCACAAAAGAATTTATGCATCAATGAAACAAGAATTTAAATTATTAGCAAAAGTTTTTGCTTTATACTTACCTCCAGAATATCCATATAATGTTGTTGGTGGAGAGAGAACAATTAAACAAACAGATTTTGATGATAAAGTAGATATCATCCCAGTTGCTGATCCAGATATATTTTCACAAACACAAAGAATATCTATTGCACAAACAGAATTACAATTAGCAATGTCTAATCCACAAATTCATAACATGTATGAAGTATATAGATCCATGTATGAAGCATTAGGTATAAAAGATATTGATAAAATTTTAAATAAACCACAACAACCACAACCAAAGGATCCTGCTTTAGAACATATTGCGGCTTTAGCAGGACAACCGTTCCAAGCATTTCCGGGACAAGATCATAGAGCCCACATTACGGCGCATTTAAGTTTTATGTCTACTAATATGGCAAGAAATGCTCCACCATTAATGGCAGCATTAGAAAAAAATATTTTTGAACATATTTCTGTTATGTCACAAGAACAAACTGAAATTGAATTTAGAAATGAAATGCAACAGTTGCAACAAATGGGTCAACAAATACAACAAATGGGACAACAGAACCCACAAATTGCACAACAAATGCAAATTCAAGCAAAAATGCTTGGAGAAAAAATTGAAGCTAGAAAAGCACAGCTAATTGCAGAAGCAATGGAAGAATTTTTAAAAGAAGAACAACAAATTACTTCAATGTTATCAACTGATCCTATTGCAATGTTAAGATCACGTGAGTTAGACCTTAGAGCACAAGAAAATTACAGAAAAGAAGTAGAAGGTAAGGACAGAATCAATCTTGATAAGATGAAAACAATGATGAATCAGTCAACTCAAGATGATAAACTGAAACAAAATGAAGATTTAGCTAAATTAAGAGCAAATACTTCAATAGAAAAGACAATTTTAGCTGCTAAATTAAAAGATCAGCAAAAATAAGTTTTAAAAACACAAAAAAAGGAGTATAAAATGGCCATGAAAAAACAAAATGAAAAATTAGCAAACGCAAAAAGAACTTTTACTAAAGATTCTAAAGCTAAAGTAGATGTTAACCACTCAAAATACACTGACGCACAAGGTTATCTTGTTGGCGGAGTAGATGTTGAGATGTCTAGCAACTCTGAATCTCAAACTCAAGAAGTTCAAGGTCAAGGAAGCATTCTTCCAGAAAAAAAAAGAACGGCAACTTGGTACTAAACCATGATTCAAATGTTAGGAGCTGTAGCACCTCTCGCAAAGATCCTATTTAATACAATTGAAAAGTCAGTTCCTGATAAAGATCTACAAGAAAAATTAAAAGCACAATTACAAACACAATTATTACAATCTAATACAGCAGAATTACAAGCTGCAGCAAAAATTATTGAGGCAGAAGCCAAAGCGGGTTGGTTCGCATCGAGCTGGAGGCCCCTGTTAATGTATGTATTGATATTTATTTTGGTCTGGAATTATATTCTAGGACCAGTTGTAAAAATATTCACAGGAGCTGTTATCTCCTTTGAATTGCCTGGCGATGTTTGGGGTCTTCTCCAGATAGGTTTGGGCGGTTACGTCGTGGGACGCAGTGCGGAATCAGTTGCTAGAACAATAGCCAACAAACCAGCTGCGAATAAACAACAAGAAAACGGATAGGATAAAAAATGAGAAACGATTATAAAATAAGACCAAGACCAGGATTTAAAAAAGGTGGTAAAGCTAAAAAAGGATTTCCTGATTTAAATAAAGATGGAAAAACAACTTTTGCTGATGTTATTACTGCTAGAATGTCTAAAAGTAAAAAAGGAAAAATGATGAAGGGTAAAAGATAATGGGTGACATTTCTTTAAGAGGACAAGGTAGAGCTCTTTTAAAAAAAGGTGGCTATGTTGATATGTCCGAAGAACATGAAGGTATGGAATCTAAAGCTGAAGAAGCTAAAGAATATGCTATGGAAGATAAAGGCTACAAAGAAACTAAATCTGGAAAAATGGTTAAGGCTGCTAAAGGTGGTCAAACTAAAGTTGGTAAAGTTATGAGAGAGTTTAAATCTGGTAAACTACATTCTGGTAAAAAAGGACCAGTTGTTAAATCTAGAAAACAAGCAATAGCAATTGCTCTTTCAGAAGCAGGAAAGTCGAAGAAAAAATAATGGCTAAACAAGGTCTTTGGGCAAATATTAATAGAAGAAAAAAATTAGGTATTTCAAGACCTAAATCTGAATCTACTATATCTAAAAAAGCATATGCAAATATGAAAGCTGGTTTTCCTAAAAAGAAAATGGCAAAAGGTGGAATAGCTAAAGGTTGTGGCGCTGTAATGTCTAATAGAAGAAAAGTAACTAAAGTATTCTAATGGGTGATATCTCTTTAAAAGGTAGAGGTAGAGCATTTATGGCATCTGGTGGTAAAACTCCAGCATGGCAACGTAAAGAAGGTAAATCTGAATCTGGTGGATTAAATAAAAAAGGTATTGCATCTTATAGAGCTGCTAATCCTGGATCTAAATTATCAATGGCAGTTACAACAAAGCCCAGTAAGTTGAAAAAGGGTTCAAAAGCTGCTAATAGAAGGAAGTCTTTTTGTGCTAGAATGTCTGGCATGAAGAAAAGATTGACCTCTGCTAAAACAGCAAGAGATCCAAACTCAAGAATTAATAAATCACTTAGAAAGTGGAATTGTTAATATAACTAACAAAGGAGAAAGACTATGGACGCAGTAACATTCATCACTAAACTACAAAAATTCATCAAAGATTCTTACCAAAATATTGGTGATTCTATGATATCTGGAGCAGTTGACAGTATGGAGAAATACAAGTATATGCAAGGACAGGCAAATGCCTACCAAACAATAATTCAGGAAATCTCTAACCTGCTAAACGAAGGAGCTAAAAAAGATGATAAAGGAAACGTTATCGACCTCGGAAAAGGAAGTCCCAAAGATAAATCTAGGTCTTGAAGAAAAATATAAAGAAGAAAATAAAAAAGTTGAAGATAAAACAATCAGAGCAGAAAATGTTACTGAATCTTTAGTTGATAGTTTACCAACACCAAGTGGTTGGAGATTATTAGTATTACCATTTACACCAAAAGATAAAACTGCAGGTGGATTAATCATATCACAGGAATCTTTAGATAAAGCACGAATCGCAACAAACTGCGGTTATGTTTTAAAGATTGGACCATTAGCTTATTTGGATAAAGAAAAATATCCAACAGGCCCTTGGTGCAAAGAAAAAGATTGGGTGATTTTCGCG